ACCAGGCCGACACGATGAACGTTGTCGGCTTCCAGATCCAGCAGGCACTGCAGGTGTACGACTTTGCGATCATCGACGGTCTCGGCCAGCTCGCGGCCGCGGCCGACAACACGGTCCTGTCGGTCCTTGAACCGTTGATCACCGCGAACGCCCTGTACCCGGGGCCGGCGACGGCGAGCCCCACCAGCACCAACGGGTCCGGGGCCAACACCGGTACTACCAGCACCGCGGCGTCGGACCCCGGCTACCTGATCGACACGAGCTCGGCCGTGAACACCCCGGCCCTGCTCGCCCAAGACGAGTTCGCGGTCGCCACCTACCTGCGTCTCTCGCCGACCGCTGAACTCATCCTCGCCGGCCTGTACAAGGTCGGCCTGAACAGCCAGATCTAGAGGGACACTGATGGCACGAGCGTTCTCCGACCAGCGACAGTTCCTCATCTCGATCTCCGGGATCGCCGGTTTCTGGAACACCATCTCCGGCGGCGACCCGTCCCTCTCGTCCACCCAAGTGTTCGACGGCGGCAACCCGATCCCGTACGTGATCGTCGGCAACCCGATCTTGGGGAACTTGACCGTCACCCGCAACTACTCCCGCGAGCGGGACGCGGCGATCAGCCAACGGTTGAAAGCGAACTTGGCGAGCGGCAACCAGTTCAACGCCACCATCACCCAAACCCCGACCAACCCTGGGTACGGCACCGACGGGTCCGCCCCCGACCGATGGTTCGGCCATCTGGTCGGCCTGTCCACCCCGAAAGGCACCACCCCGTCCGGGTCGTCCGCGACCCCGGCCCAGTTCTCGCTGATCTTCGCCTGCACGAAACTGACCTGACATGAGCGACGACGTGATCGACCTCACCAGCACCGCCCGGCCTTCGTTGCCGCCGCAGCCCGCCACCAGGCCGGCCGCGCCGCCGCGTGCTTTCTCGCCGCTCGACGCGTTAGCCGAGCACATCGGGCAACGCAAAGCGAAACCGAAGACCGTCGCGGTCGAGGTCCCCGACTCAGACGGCTGGGTCGTCGAGTACAGCGCCCACTTCGACCTCGACCTGCTCGCCATCTGGCGCAACCAGGCCCTCGAAACCGACGACGACAGTGAACGGGTCAACCAAGGCCTGTTCCACCGGATCATCCTCGTCAACCAGTGCCGCCGCATGATCTACCACGGCGAGCCGGCCACTGACGAGCAGGGACGGCCGCTCACGTTCGCGTCGCAACGACTGTGGGAAGTTCTCGGTTTGCCGCTCGCCTCTCCGGACGGCGCCACCGAAGCGGTCCGCCGCCTGTACGACAACGACTTCGCTGTGTCCGCGACGGCGTCGAAAGTGTTGGAGATCGCCGGGTTCGGGCAGGCCGCGAAGGTCGACCCGGACCCTACACGGCGGCGGTAGAGGAACTCGCCGCCGAGCCGCTCGTGCAGCAGGCGGCGATGGTCGGCTACCGGCTCCGGATCGACCCGGTCATGGTGCTCGCCGAGACCGACTCGTTTCGCCGCAAGGTGCGAGACGCCTGCGCGGTGGTGATCGCCCGCCAGCTTGCCGACGGCGGCGGCGACCAGGAGGTGGAGGACATGACCGATGGCCGATGAGACGGTAACCATCCGGGCCGAGTTGCTCGATGATGTGTCGGCGGAGGCGGAGAAGATGCGGGCCCAGATGAAGGCCCTCACCGACTCGTTGGGCCAAGGCTTCTCTGCTAACGCCTCGGCGGTCGACCGCCTGAACACCCATCTGGACAAGCTCGGGCAGATGGCTAGCACCCGGGCGAAGCAGCCGGTCGACAAGCTGGCCGAGTCGATGAAAAGCCTGCACGAGGCCGGCTCGAAAGTCAACGAGTCGATCGTCGGCCTGGGCGACACGATCAAAGAGAAGCTCCAGTACCCCGTGATGCAACTGACATGGGCATTGGAGGGCGCGGCCGCAGGAATGATCACCCTGGGCGCCACGACCGCGATCTCGCTGCAGTCGGCCCGGCAGCAGCTGGGAATGTTCGGTGCCGGCGGCAGCTTCGGCGCCCTCTACGGCATGTCGGGCGCCGTGTCAATGCCCACTTTGCAGCAGGGACTGCTGACCGGCAACCTTGCCGGGCTGTCGAACGGGACGTCGCTCGGCCTGCTCAGGGCCGCGTCGTCGGCCGGCGAAGGCCTCTATGGCGGACAGGCCAACCAGTACGTGTCCGCGGCGATGGGTGCGTTCGGGGACGTGAGAACCCACATGGGCCTGACCTCCTCAAGCGATATTGCGGCGATCGCCGCTCTGGACCCGGGAATCTACGGCCAGCTGGGGAACCGGCAGGGCATGTCAGCCGACGCGGAGCGGCGCCTGTTCGCCCTCGGCGGCGCCAACATGATCAACCCGAACCTGCTGTACAGCCTGTTCGAGGGATCATCGCAGGCCCGCACCGGGCGCAGCTCGTACAACGAGACGACGGCCGGCCAGCTCGAGCAGCTGCGCAAGAACTTCTCGCTGATGCTCGCCAACCTTGAGTCGCCCCTCGTCGGGTTCCTCGGACACGCCGCGACCGGCGTCTCGGGTTGGGCGTCCGGTGTGTCGAGGCGGTACGGGCAGCAGTCCGGGACGTTGGGTCGCGAATGGTCCTCGGGCAACACGGGCGCCTTCTCAGGCACGTTGGCTGGTGTGCTTGGCGATCCGCACCTGGCGGGCGACATCAACGACATGATCAAGTTCGGTCAGGATCTGGACCGGATCTTCACTGGCGGGGTTGTGCCCGCGTTCAAGACGTTGTCGTCGGTGGCGATGCCGTTCCTCGACTTCCTCGCCGAACATCCGGACGTCACCGAAGGCCTTGTTGCCGGCTTCACCGGCCTGCTCGTCATCAACAAGCTGACCGGGCCGCTATCGACGCTCAACGGGCTGCTGCGTACGTTCACCGCGACCGCCGGAGAGGGAGGAGCGGCGACCGCCGCGTCCACGCTCGGTCGGTCGCTGGCCGGCCTGCCAGCCAAGGAGCGGGCCGCTACAGCCGACGAGGCGGCAGCCGGCGGTACCGGAACGCAGGCGCTCGGCTGGGGGGGAGCGGGAGCGATCTTCGCCGCCCTCGGCCTAGGCGAAGCCCACAACTACAACTCGAACCTCAAGCGCGGGTTCGTCGGGTCCGGCATGACCGGGATACCAGCCATCTCCGCGGCCGGATCCGCCGGGCTGCTCGCCCATCCGATGCGGTCACTGCTGCACCCGGTCGGCTCGTTCGAGTCCCTGTTCGGACTCGGCCACGGTGGCACGACGCATGTGCACAACCTGAACGTGACGATCCCCGGCTCTGGGAACCCGGAGAAGGTCGCGAACAACGTGCCGAAGGCGTTCAACTCGCAGGTAGCGAACTTGCAGGCCCGGCAGTCCCGCCGGCAACCGAAAACGAAGTCGACCTGATGCCCGCGGTCAAAGTGTCCGTCTCGTCGGGCCCCCGGATCCGTCACAAGCAGGCGATGCTCACCCTCCTCGGCCGGAACGGGGAACGCGTGGTGCTGCCCATCACTAGCCCTGCCGCCACCTACAGCAACCTCGAGCAGAACTGGCAGGAGTTGGACCGGCCCGGCCGACGCCCCCTGAACATGCACGTCGGCGGCAAACTCCGCACCATCCAACTGAACGTCACGTTGGCCGCCGCCGACGGCGGCACCCGCGACTTCGACAACATCGTCGAAACCAAAGTGCGGCAACTGACCCGCATGTGCAACTGGGACTCCCGCGACCAGGCCGTCGCCCTCACCTACGGCGCCTACGACTCGTCGACCGAGCTCACCGCCACCGGCCACTGGCACATCGACAGTTTCGTGCTCGACTCGACATGGCGGCAGGAGTCGAACAACATCAGCCAGGCCACCGCCACCGTCACCCTCAAAGAGGTGTCGGACCCGCCGGCCGCCAACAACCAGAACCCTGGTTGGACCGCCCCGCCGGCCGCGCCGACCTACACGACCGGTGGCGGCAAACCGCAGACGGTCCGGTATTGGACGGTGAAGCAGGGCGACACTCTCTACAAGATCGCCCGGGCTGTGTACGGCAAACCGGAACCGGGCTGGCGCAGCATCGCGTCCGCCAACTTCCTGTCGAACCCTGCCCGCGACCTGCAGCCCGGGTCGGCGCTACTGATCCCACCCAACCCCTGATGGAGATCACCGCCCCCCAACTGCTAGCCCAGGTCAAGACCTTCCTCAATGTGAACGGGTCGGTGACGTGGCAGATCGAGAAACAGTACGGGCTGCCCGCCGGGCTGCTTCTCGCCGTCGGTAGCCGCGAAACGAACCTTGAGACGAATGTCGACTGGTTGGGTCCCGGCTACGGGAACTGGCAGAACACCCCCTCCGCGTCCGGGATCCCGAACCCGTCGCCGCCGACCGTCGCCAACTACGCAAAGCTCGCCGCCTCAGTCCTCAAAGCCGACCTCGCCGCGTTCCCCGGCAACACCCGGGCCGGGGTCGCCGCCTACAACGCCGGCCAAGCCGGCGTTGCCGCAGCGATCCGCTCGACCGGCAACCCCGACTCCGCGACCACCCACGGCGACTACGGCAGCGACGTCCTGCAACGCCTCGCCGTCATCCAGGCCGCCTACCCGAACGATGCGATCGGGTCGGCCGGCTACGGTGCCGCCGGATCCGCCGCCGCCGGTGCCGGCGGCCCGGTCAAAACACCGCCCGCCTACCTGCCCCACATCGACCTCAAGCGGCGTTCCACCGGCCGGGTCGACAGTTCCGAGTGGCGGTTCCCGCACAACCCGTTGGGCAACGCCCTCGCCGAAGCGGTCCTCACCGATTCGACCGTCAACTTTTACGGCGCCCAACTGTCCGAGATCCAGTTGACCGTCGTCGACCCGGACCTGTCGATCTTCGGGTCGCTGTATGTCATGATCTCCCAAAAGGAGGGGTGGGTTGGGTTGCTCGCCCGATACCAGAAGGATGTGTTGGCGGTCACTGAGGTGCAGTCGACGACGGTGAACGACGCGACGTGTTGCATCATCACGTTGCAGCCGGCGTTCATGGCGTGGCTGTCCACGCAACGCAAACTGCGGACGTGGGGTGGCCTGTCGGCTACCGGCTGGTTGCAGGACCGGGTCGCCGAGTACAACGCCACCCTCTCGAGCGGGGATCCGAAAACGGGGTTCTTCGGCGAGGAGACGGCCACCAGGGGAAGTATCACTCTCAACACGACATTCAGTTACTACGAGTGGCAGTCCTACTACGACCTGGCCATGCAGCTCGCCCTCCAAGAGGGCTACTGGCTGTTCGAGTCGTGCAACGGCGTCTACTTCGGGGAGCCGCCATGGTTACGGGAGAACGTGTCGACCGTGCTCAAGGTCGGCTGGCCCGGCAACCAGACAGGCCGGTGGGCCGAGAAGAAAGACGTCGACACCGAGACCATCGGGCCGCCAGTGATCCTCCGCTCCAACGTCCTGTTCACCGGCGACACCATGACCGTCTATCTCGACCGGGACATCGGCGAGCAGGTCCGGCCCGGGATGGGCATCGATCTGTCCGGGGTGCCGTGGGCGCAGTCTGTGGCGGGCGGCTGGATCGTCCAGAACGTCACGTACGCCCTCGACGGGGGAGCGACGGCGGTGCAGGTCGACTGCAACCAAGCCAAGTATGTGCGTGGCACCGAACCGGGCGGCATCACTCGTCCCTCGAGGACTGACCCGACCGGCCTGTCCCCGGCGCAACAGAAAGCCGCGCAGACCGCCGCGCAGCATCACCCGGGCGGGGCGACCGGCCAAAACTTCTACGACAAGGCCCTCACCCAGGTCGGTGTGCCGTACGTGTACGGCGGCGAGAAGCCGGGTACCGGGTTCGACTGCTCCGGGCTCGTGCAGTGGGCCGCCGCCCAGCTCGGCGTGTCGATCGCGCGGACCTCTGAGATGCAGTGGGCGGCGTGCCAAGCTGCGGGAACGACGATCACGGTCGACCAAGCACGCAACATCCAAGGCGCCTTGGTGTTCGCCGCCGGCTCAGACGGGACTGTCGCGTCGCCCGGGCATGTGGCGATCTCAACCGGCGACGGCAGCCACATCCTGCAAGCGCCCTACACAGGGACGGACGTGCAGGTAACGAACCTCGGGTCGAACTGGTCGTACTTCACCCATGCCGGCCTGATCCCCGGGGTCGACTACACGTCGGGCGGGAAGAGCGGCAACGGTCTGCCGGGGCCGACACCGTCATGATCGTCTACGGCACCGTCCAAGTCGGCGGCACGAGCTCGCCGGTGATGGTCCGCTTTGATGCGCCGGCCGGGGCTGCGGAGCCGGCGGTACATCCGTGTAACACGGTGCTGGCTGTGACGGTGGGGGAGCGGGTCGTGGTGGCGTGGCCAGCCGGGTCGGCTGCGGGCGCCCTGCCGTGCATCCTCGGCGTCGTCCAGTGACGATCGGCGCCCCCTAGTCGATCTGGACTTGACCCTGGAACCCTGCATCGCTGGCGGCTTGAGCGGCGTCTCGCTGCCTGATGAGTTCTGCTATGTCGTCATCGAGACACACGATCTCGGCCTGCAACCGTACGATCTCGTCGGCCGCCTCGGCGCACAGGACGCTATCCCGGAAGTGGCCAGTAGCTTTCCGCAGTCGGGTTACTAGGTCGTCGGCCATGGGTGACAGTCTACGACGGCAATAGCCGCGACACACCGCCGGTAGGAAGGGAAGGGTGGATGGGATGGCGCAGATCCTGTCCGTCCCGTTCCGGCTCGCAGCCAACGGGACCGTCGCCACCGTCACCGAAGGCACCGACCAGGCCAACGCCGAACAACTCTCCGTCATCGTCCGCACCATCCAAGGCGAACGAGAGATGCAGCCCGGGTTCGGATTGCCGGACCCGGCGTTCAACGGGATCAGCTTGGGTGACCTGACCGCCCAAGTCGCCCTGTGGGGGCCGGCGGTCACCGTCAACTCCGCCACCCCGTCCGATGATGACATGACCACCCAGACGCTCACGGTCGACTTCACGTGACCGTCGCCAACGCCCCCTCCGTCGTCACCTACGTCGACCTCACCGTCTACGACATCGACCCGTCCACCCTGGTGGCGATGGCGGTCACCGCCGCCCAACAACTCCTGCCGGACTGGCAGGCCCTCGAGGGCTCCACGGAGATGGTGGTGTACGAGGGGATGGCCGTCCAGATCGGCCAGTTGATCTATGCGATCAACCGGCTGCCCGGCGCAATTTTCGCGACCGTCGCCCAACTGTACGGGGTCGGCATGGACCCCGGCACCCCACCCACCGTCGAAGTGGTGTTCACCGCCGCGGACACCGCCGGGTACACGATCCCGGCCGGCTCGACCTTCCAGCTCACCTTGCCGTTAGCGACGGTCACGTTCACCAACCTCGTCGACGTCGACATCCCGAACGGGTCGACCACAGTCACCGCCAGTCTGACCGCGACAACGGCCCTGTCGGATGCGAACAACACGCCGTCCGGCACCGCGCTCGCCCCGCTCAACAGTCTGTGGTTCCTCAACTCCGCAGTCACCTCCACCGTCGTCACCGGCGGTGTGGATCCGGAGACAAACGACCACTGGCTGGCCCGGGTGGCGTCCTCGTTACAGTCGATCAACTCGGCCGCCTGTGTGCCGGCCCAGTTCACGGCGATCGCCCAGAACGACACCGCCGACGACGTGTTCAGGGCTTACACGGTCGACAACTGGAACCCGGGCGGTACCAGCCCGGGCCGCACGTTCACCGACGGGGCCGTCACCTCGGGCAGCACCGCGCTCACCTCTCCGACGCTCGCCCAGTTCGCGTTCACCGACGTCGGCCGGACCGTCGCCGGCACCGGCATCCCCGCCGGGACGGTCATCCAGTCGGTCACCGACCCGAGCGACGCTGTCCTCTCCCAGGCGGCGACAGCGACCGGCACCGGCCTCACGATCACCCTCGGCGACCTGGTCACGGCCGGCCAGACCGCTGCCGGTTACGTGACCGTCGCCGTGATCGGCCAGGGCGGCACCCTCCTCACGACGCAACAAAAAAGCAACGTCCAGCAGTTGCTGGAGTCGAAGGCGTGCGCCGGCCTGAACATCAACGTGATCGACCCGACCGTCAACGAGATCACCCTCGACGTCACCGTCTGGCAATCCGCCGGCTACACCCCCTCCCAAGTCCAAGCCAACATCGTCGCCGCCCTCACCAGCGACCCGGCCACAGGCGGCTACGGGCTCGCCACCGACTACTGGCCGTGGGGCCAACCTGTCCGTCTCTTCGACCTGGCCGCCGCGATCAAAGCGGTCGCGGGAGTCGCCTACGTGTCCTCGATCAGCCAGCCGTACGGCGACCTGACCTTGAACGGGATCGCGCCGCTCGCCGCGCTGGGCGCCGATCCGACCATCACTGTCCTCGGACCCTAGGAACACCTGATGCCGCACACCTCCTATCTCGACCAGATGTTGCAGCAGCACTGGCTCTCCGGGCCCGCCTATGTACGGCCGGTCACCGTCTACTTCGCCCTGTCGAGCGCCCAGCCGCAGCAGGCGCAAGGGTCCGGAGCGAACCCTTGGAACTTCATCGAACCTGAAACCGTCTACGGGTACGGCCGCGTCGCGGTCGCCACCAACACCACCAACTTCGTGCCGGTATCGGACGAACCCGCCAACGGCTACCAACTGCAAAACGGGATCCTCATCGCCTTCCCTGCGTCGACGGGGCCGTGGCTGGAGAACGCGCCGCTCGGCTACGGCGGCCTGTGGGACGCCCCCAACGGCGGCAACCTCCTCTCCTTCGGCCCGCTGAATCCGACTGTGCAGGTGCCGGGACCGGCGTACACGATCCAGATCCAGCCCGGCCAGTACGTCGATTCGCTCGTCTAGGCCGGTCGGCTAATGGCGACGCCACCGCCCTACGAGTTCACGTGGGGTGTCTCCTCGTGGGCTGACGGGTCCGTCTGGGCGCAGCCCGGAACCTACACGACGTCGCTAACGTCGAGCTCGGCGAGCAGCGCTTTGTTCGTCCCGCTGGTCGTCATCGACACCGGGTTCGTGTCCGAGTCGGTCACTGACGCCGAGTACACGCTCACCGGCGGCGGCCAGTACGTCGACCCGACCGGCACCTCCGGCGTGTACGTGTCACCGTTCACCGACCGCCTGTACGGCAGCTTCCCAGCCATGTACCGGAACGACGACGCCCAACAGGTGCCGGCCGCGGCCCCGCCGAACGAGTTCGCGTCCGGGCAAGCCTACGACACCGGATTCTCGTACGACCAGACCGCCGTCTACTCCTCGAACTATCCGTTTCTTCGCTGGCTGGCCAGCCTGTGCGACTTTTCGGCCGGCCAGATCGATACTCTGGTCGCCCAGTTCAACGACCCTGTCCACTCCGCTCTGACCGACCCGCAGTTGGCGGAACCTGACTGGTTGCCGTGGCTCGCCCAGTTCGTCGGCATCCAGATTCCGACACCGATCCCGGATGTGACGGTCGCGCGCCAGCAGATCGCGGGGGCGATGACATCAGCTCCGGCCGGGTCGAAACAGGCGATGGTCGCCTGCGTCCAGCAAGTGTTGACGGGCGCCAAGTCGGTCGAGGTCCGCGACCACTATCTCGGGCAGCAGTGGGTGATCGAGGTGAACACGTTCGACGATCAGACCCCTACCGTCGCGACCGGCAACCCGATCATATGGGGCACCTCCACATGGGGTGGTACGGCGGTGTGGCAGCCGGCGGACCCGATCGTGGAGGCCTTGGAGACTGCCGGGCAGAAACCGGCCGGCTTCGAGCTCGTCCACACCATCTCGTACGGGTTCACGTGGGGCGTGGACGAGTTCGGAGGGTCGCACGTGTGGGAGGCGCAGCCCGAACCGGCCGCCTGAACCGGCCAGTAGCCGCGACACACCCCCCTCACAGGGCGGAGGGTGGACGCTGTGAGCTACGTCGACCTCGACTCGATCCAGCGTCCCTCGAACGGGGCGGTGGCGAACCCGGCGTGGGGCGACCAGGTCAACGACAACATCAAGTTCCTTGCCGGGGCTCTCGCCGTGCTCGCCGCGAACGGCCGCGCGTACGCCACCAACCCGGGAGCGGTCGGCACCACCACCACCGCGTTCGCCACCAACAGCGAGGACTTCCTGAACGGCGGTGTCACGCTCGTCTCCGGCGGACTGGTCGTCCCCGTGGCCGGCGTCTACTTCGTCCGTGTCCAAGGGTCGGTGTCGGGAGCCCCGAACGGCTACTGGGTCGAAGCGCACATTATGCGGAACGGGAACAGTGTCCGCACCGGTAACCGTGACATCTCGGGCGCGGCGAACGGGAACTTGGCTGTCGAATGCGCCGATCTGGTGACCGCCTCCGCTGGTGACACATTCCAGTTAGGGCTTGTCGGATTGTCGACCGGTGTGTCAACGAATCCGGGGACTGGCGCGAACTGTTCGGTCACGGTCGACTTGCGGTCGACGGCGACGGTCGGTACCGCGACGAACGTCAACTCGGGCTGGTAGACGGCATGGCCTCGTCGAACTTCAACCCGGACACGCAAACCATCGACGTCCTGTATCAGCCGTCGAGCTCGGATCCGGCGTCGGGGGCGCATGGGATCGCCGAAATGGACGACGCCTACTCGGCCGATATTCAGGCGGTGCAGGGCGGCGTGATCGACGTGTTGGGCCGTGTCCAGGACCAGCAGTGGCACACCGCGTGGGTGGTGAAGAAGGGGCAGCGGGCGACCGGCACGGACGGCTCCCGCCTGCAATGCACGGTTGCCGGCACGACCGGCTCGACGGAGCCGACGTGGCCGACCAGTGTCGGCGGGACAGTCGCCGACAACGGGGTGACATGGCAGTCGATGTGGGCGCCCGCCGGGATCGCCACCACCGCCACCGTGCTCACGAAAGCCGACAACCTCGCCTCCGTCGCCAACCCGGCGACCGCCCGCACCAACCTCGGCGTGCCGTCCGCGGCCGGCAGCCCCCCCAACACGACCGACTCCGGCGGAGCGAGCCCCACCGCGAGCGGAGCGGCGAATGTCACCGCCTTCAACACGGCCTTCAATGTCGCCTCCAACAACTACGAGTACATCCCGGCCGGCACGTACCCGATAGCTTCCCGGCTGACCGGAACCGGCGGCCGGTTCAAGGGGGCGGGCCGAGACAAAACGGTCCTGCAGCTCGCCGCCGGATCCACCGACCTGCTCTGGCTCGTCCAGAACATCAACAACTTCGAACTCGAACACGTCACCCTCGACCTCAACTACACCGCCACCGCCAACCAGGGAAACGTCTCTTCCCAAATGGGCCTATACGTGCTTGCCACCTCGCAGGCCATGACCCAACTGGCGGTACGGCACGTCAAGGTCATCAACGGTTGGCACCGTGGCATCTCGATCGTCGGGACCGCCGCGTACCCGATCTCCTGCGACCTGTACGACATCGACATCGAGAACTGCGGCCAAGCGGTCGCCGCCGGCGACTGCGGCCTGTACGTCGTCAACGCCACCGGGTTCAAGGCCGACGGTGTCAAACTTCGCAACAACAAGGGCCAGGTATCTGCCGGGGCCGCGGCCTTCTACGATTCCACCGGGTTCACTATCGCCGACATGGTCGCCACCGGCAACAGCGGCGAAGGCGCCTCATTCTCGACTGCGAGCACCGGCTGCTCCAACTTCAGGGTGATCGGCGGCGACTTCTCCAACAACCAAGGCAACTGGGGTCTGGCCGTCTCCTACGGCTGCACGGACTTCTCGCTGGTCGGCGGCCGCTCTAACGGGAACACCGGCGGCGGTCTCGCCGTCGACGTGCAAAACGGGGGCGGTGACACCACCTTCCACGATGTCGAGTCGACCGTCGTCGGCTGGCGGGCTAACAGCAACGTCGGCAACCACGGACTGTGGCTCAACATGCTCACCGGTGTCGACGTCGTCGGCGGCACGTTCAGCAATAACGGCGCCGCCGGTGTCGGCGCCGTCGCCCAGAAAGTCAAGTTCCTCGGGTTCGACGCCAACTACAACACCACCTACGGGATCGCGCTCTACGTCGGGTCCGGTGTCACCACCGGCGGCCACACCCTGGGCGGGAACACCGCCGCAGGAAACACGACGGCCCCGATCTACGACGCCACCGGCAGCCCGAACACGTACCTCGCCTCGGGCGCCGCGACGCCGGGCGGGACCGTCGACTTCCTGCGGGCCGACGGCACCTGGGCGGCACCCGCCTCCAGTGTCAGCGAACTGCCTTCCCCCTCTGTGTGGGGGTACCAGTCGGTCACGCTCCCTCCATCGTTGGCCACAGCCACGGTCACGCTGACCGGCGGCACACTCTACCTGTTCCGGGCCGAACTCCCCGCCGGATCCACGATCAACGATGTCACCTTCGGAGTGGCCGCCGCCGGGTCGGGTCTGACAGCCGGCGCCAACGCGATCGGCATCTACGACCCGACCTCCGGCTCTCAGCTCGGGGCGACTGGTGACCTCTCTAGCGACTTTGCTGCGACTGGCGTGTACACGGCGGCGCTCACCGCGGCAGCGACCGTTGGCTCGTCCGGGGCTGTCCTCGTCGGCATCCTCACCGCCGGCACCACCCCAGCCAAGTTCACCGGCGCCGCGGCGGCCACACTCCTCAACTACGGGCCGTCCGGAGTCCTGGCCACGACCAGCAAGCGGGGCGCCAGCTACAGCTCCGGGCTGACCGGCCTTCCGTCCACGGTGACCATCTCAAGTATCGCCAACAGCCCACAGACCGTCTTCGCCGGACTGTCATGACAGATAGCTACCAGCCGGGCGATCTCGGCTGCTCGAGCGGCCGGTCGCTCATTGACCGGGCCATCCAGTTCGGGCAGCGCCGCGCCGGCGCACCCGCCGAAGAGGCCCGCTGGAACCATGCGTTCGTGATCGTCGATTCGGACGGCACGACGGTAGAGGCCTCCGTCCGCGGTGTGATCCGCGGCCAGGTCGAAGCGCACGGCGACCGGCTCATCGTCCCCGCCCCCGACGGCGTGGAGCGGCATAAGGTCGTCAACTTCGCCTACAAGCAGCTCGGCCTGCCGTACGACTT